GGTTTGAAGTTATGACTCTACGGTAAGCGTCAATGGCTATTGCAGCAATGTCACCACTGTCCATTTCAGATAATGTAGATTCGTATTCTCCACCAACATTAAGAACTCCAGCCGGAGCCGCAGAGTCCTGAGTTCCAACAGCATCGTCAATAAGCTGAACAGAAGTCAGAATGTTAGTGTTGATAGTCTCAAGAGCTGAAGTGTCAACATTTAGACTAACTCCATCCATGCTGATCTCTGTGTTATCTTCAGAATACCGTGACGGTATAACTGAAATAGCATCAACCTTGATGTCAGCAAGAGTATCTGTCTCGGCATCGAATACAACACCGACTTCCATATACAGTATCTTAGTCGGATCCCATCCATTTCCATTAACAGTAGACGGTTCACCTATAACACCAGTACATACAGTCCAACCAGTTCCTAATGAAGAATCGTCAACTGTCCACTGTAGGTTATTTGTTGAGTCAGTACCAAGCTTTACATAGCAACTTGCTACATTTGTAAGAGCACTGATATAGATAGACCACTGAAGCTTGTCATGCAACTGAACGGCATCACCGTCAAGATTAACCACAATTTCCCGTGAAGCCCCTGCTGTAGTTCCGTTAGCGGCCCCATTAGCCTTGTCGAACTCAAGAGAGTAATTTCCGGTAATCCGTATAACACTACTTGCAAGGTTCGTTGTGTCATTGGACAAAGCTGTCCACCTACTGTAATCTTCCATCCTGTCAATCGTTTTTGTTGAAAACATTTCTTATCCTCCAAATGCTGGCGAACTTGCGCCAGGTTCGCCAGAAGTAGACATTTTAGCCAAACTCTGCATCATTACATTATCATTACCGTTAGGGGTAGTCCCTGGACGGCTAATACGTTCATTTACTGTGTGGCTCGTCTTGAGCCTTTGCGGTGATTCTACCTGTCCTTTAATCTGTTGCTTCATGGCAGGGTCCATCTCTTGCAAAAGAATGTCAAACGGAACATTCAATTGCTTGCATAGATACCGTACTGTTTCTGCAGCATTAGGCATGTGTCCTGACTGCATAAGCATATCAGCGTTAGGCAAGATCATATTGTGCCATAGTTCTATTACTCCTTGAGCCTTTTCTTGTGGTGTACGATCAACAAGAGAGTGAGGATCAAGCGTAAAGTTGTAATCAAGGAAGTCACCTTCACGTTCTTCAGGAGTAAAATGCCATTCTATCGGAATATCATGTTGACCTGGAACGCTTGTCCATCCCTTGAATTCTCTTATATCTTCAGTCCATACCCACCAAGCGTGTTTACGAAGAACGCTTTTTGCGGTACGCATAAGACCAAGCTGGAGAAACTTTATAAGAGCACTTGCGTTATCAGCTATCAGCTTGTCTCCACGGAAAGTATCTGCGCTCGGTCCAAGACCTCCAAGGGCCTGTAGGTTTCCACCTTCTTGATCAATGGTATTCAATGACCATATAAGCATCTGTTGCATAAGTGGGTCAGCACCACCGTACTTAACTTCTTTCATTTGATCTAATGTTCCACGAGGTACAATGACTACTTCACCGTCATTAGATTCTCTTATAATCTTTGCGCCCTTCTCTGCACCCTGCTCAGCAACAAGCGTATTCTTCTGTCTACTGGCCTGTCTGCCTGCCTTGCGCATAAGCTCGTTAGAGAACATGTGAAGTTCAAATAGGTTAGCTGATGGAGGGATAGGCAATGGATAGCCTGGAGAATAGAACCAACCAAGGACATCGTAAGGACCGCCCTCTGGTCCATCCCAATCCCATATAGCAATAGGCTCGTCAGCACCGTCCGCAATGGTAATCATAGTATTTTCTTTAGGTAGGTACATATCCCATACCCATACATCGTCATATATCCTAGATGCCTCGTCACCTTCGCGAGAGCCTGACATTGCAGGTTCTGGAACCATATCGCTTTCATTGCGGTCGCTTATTGTAGCAACAGGCTCACCATCACGAGCTTTACGCATCATCTCCTCTACCCATTTTCTAGGCCTGAGATAGCGGTCACCGATCATATTAACCTTATCGTATGACTTTGCACTCATATCCATTATCAAGTCATCAATAAAGACAGTGTCGGAAAAAGGTCTGCCAGGGTCTATCAATTCACCGTCAGCTTCGAATATCTCTGGTGCGCCTACACCAAGCCCGGTCTTGAAAACCCCGACAGAAAATATAGCGTCTAATGTTGCCCTCATAAAAACATCGCCAAGTTGAATTTCAGAAAGATGTCTATTTATTGCAAGCTCAAACTCAAATGCAAAAGAACGAAGATCAGGGTACAAAGTATCAATGCTTACCCGTGGTTCACCAGTTGCCATGTTCTGCAACCAGATACGAACTGCATCTTGAATCTTGTTTATTATTACTGGCTTCATCGATTGTCCATCACCATTGTCAGCAATAAGATGTCCGGCATACTGATTCCGAATATTAGCGCTACTTGTCCGTAGTTTAGACATAAGCTCGTAGTTATATGTTGCCGCTTCGGTTAGATGCTTGATCTGTCTTGTTGTCATACTTCCGTTGTCAAGGTAAAACTCATAAGATGCAGGTGCTACTTGAAGGCGCTGCTTTGCACCTTTTTTAGACCACCATTCTTTGAGAGAGTTCATTATGCCATAATGGCTATCAAGAAAACCCATTAATTATACCACCTTTCTCCTGAATGCAATAATTCCATCTCATGTTCTTGCATTCGGTATGCCAATGTGCCAATTTCGGGATCACTCCATACTGGCATAGGATCGGGACGCTCAATCATTGCACGTACCAAGATAACCTCTGAAGTTGTTACGTCACCATGTTGATCGCCTGTATCAGCCATGTTATTCGTTGTCTTGCTTATTTGGTGAACAACTCCACCTTTGCCATCATAAACGAACTGTTCTGCTTGATGGTAACTCTCAGCACTTGGAGTAAAGAAACCACCGTGGAATATAGCATCACGGTAATCTGTAAACAGTTCCTTTTTAATTGACTTGTTACTTGGTACCCCTGGACGCCTTCCAGCTCTTGGATCCTTTTCGTCACGTGCCTTGTAATAGAAAACGTCTATATTGTCGTGCTGAAGAATCTTTGTTCCAAAAGGTCCACCTGGTCCACCAATATCCCAAGCCATGAACGGTGCGCCCATATCAGTTGTAAACCACCGATATACTGCTACACATAGCATTGCAAAGTCTTCAGGAGTAATTCCGTTAGAGCGATACTCAGCAACCTTTTCTTTCGTTGTGTCATCTGCAATACTGATACAAGAATCAGATCCACCACCGTTGCCACTTGCAATATCGATTCCCATAGTATATGTTGTATTCTGAGGAACCATGCCATTTACTAACCGGAACCACAATTTAATTCTGTCATTTCTAATATCTCTGTCAGTAAACCGTAGATATTCAGTCTCACCACGAAGACAAGCTTCTGGTATGAAATCAAGTAGATCGCCAACATGCGTAGGAATGCGAGCATTCAATGCCTTTGCTTCTGCAAGCTTATCAGCACGAAAGAAAGGACTACCAGAGCCAAGATATGATATTTGTACTTCCTGAGCTATATCTTGCATAGAGTCAGCGGCTCGTTCTTCTCCATCAAACCACGGACTTCTAAGGAATTCCCAAGGAGCGCCTGGATCAGAGCTTGTCGGTCCGGTCATAAATTTATAATCAGGGTGTGCATCATGCCACTCTTTATCAAGAATCTTTATCCGACCACCCTCAATTGAATACAAACCTTCTGCCTTCTCAGGGTGCCAAGACCAGTGAAGCGTAATCCAATCTATTCCACCATTTGTCTTGGCGGTATGAAAGCTGTTGCCGATACCGTTCGGAGTACTTACCCTTACTTGCATACGTGTTGTTTGATTTAGAGAGCGTGTTATCTCTGTACCGTAAGCGGCAGCAGCTTCCTCATCCCTGAACGCAACAAGGTTACGTCCACCACGGCCTGCATGTTTACCGCTTGCTTCACCTCGAAGCTGATTGCCAAGTCGTGAATTTATTACCTTCATTGCAGGCCGTCCATGTTGTGCATCGTGACTATCTCCACGAACCGACAACGAAGGTGGCATACGTGATTCTAAAAAGTCAAGCTTCTGGAATAGAGCATCTTCATCATCTGAACTATCAACGCGATCTTCTTTTGACGATATACAACGCATTTGTCTATTTTCGTTTGTTCTCCATATCAAATCAAGGAAATACAATACAGACCATGTTACTCCCATATCCCTTGACTTATCAACACCAATATCCCATCTACGGTATCTGTTCTCCGGCTTCATAGATTCTGCTGAGTTATATGCCAGTAACATTAGGAGTATATCCTGAAATTCGTATGTGATGAATGGAATGATAGCGTTTTCTTTTCGTGTATCGAGTGTGTAACAGAATGTGTTGACGTAGAATCGAATATCATTTCTAATGGATGCCATAATACAGCGTCTTGCGGAATTGTCATCCCGCATTTGCTTCCATACCCAAGCTCTCCAGATAAGGTTCTCATCAGGATCCTTCGGTACGTCCGAATACCTCAGGCAATTTTCCGGCGAATAGGCGTTTTGCTTCTGCCAATACTCCAGAAAACCGTTCTCGCAAAGCCGTAGGCATCCCTGTTGCAATAAACGCTCTATCATCTCCATCTGGGTCATTTCCTCCAAATAGGTCCTTAGAAACTCGATCCTGTAATCCCTTCCAGCTGGTATCGCTTTTCCAGGCACCAACAAGTAAAGACCACGCAAACGGACTAGGGGCGTCCTTTTTGGTCAACTTTTCATCTTTATCTTTTGTATCTCTATCACCGTAATGCTTAAACGCCCAATACCAATCTTCGCGTACTGGAGTATTAACCTTTATTCCTTTTTCCGCTAAAATCTTTTCGTAGTCTTCCAGTATAGTATCTGACGCCCATATATCAGCTTCATCTTTATCCATACCGTCAGATATAGCTTGATTTTTATATTCCTTGAATGCCATAGACAATCCATTTGCACGAAGCCATATGTTTCTCTTCGCTTCAGTCTTCGAGTTGCCCCAAGGATAGCTAGGCATAACATTCCTTCAAAAAGG